ATGGGGCACACTTACTAATACAAACTGGAATATCATGGAACAAATTTCCGGTGGTTATAAAGTACAAACTTTAAGTGCTGCTGGAGCTGGCGCCAACACAACTACTTTAGCTGTTTCCGATGGGTCTACTGGAGCAACGATGGCAAGTAGAGTAATTATTATGGGTGCTGTTTCTCCGGAAACCATTTCAGGCGCTAAGATTTTAACAATGCCTGTTCTTACAGAAAATTTTTACCTTATTAAAAATAGTACAGTCGGTTCAGCCACAGTTCAATTAAAAGCAGCCTCTGGTTCAGGTGCAACAGTTACTTGGGCAACTACAGATAAAGGATGGAAGCTGGTTTATTTTGATGGTGTTGCAACTAACACAGGAGTTTATGATGTTGGTTTTGGAACTGGCGATGTAACTCTTACAGGAACACAAACTTTAACAAATAAAACTTTAACAAGTCCAATTTTAAATGGTACTCTTAGTGGTACAGCATTTTTAGATGAAGATACAATGTCTTCTGATTCTGCTATAGCTACAGCATCTCAACAATCAATCAAAGCCTATGCTGATACTAAAACATCAACAGGAAAAGCTATTGCAATGGCAATGATTTTCGGGTAATAACAATAAAGGAATTAAATTATGGCAAATCCAAATATAGTATCAGTCGCAACCATTCTCGGTGGCAATGCTGGCTGGAATTTATCTGCAACTTTAGATGCAACTCTATTAACCGTTACTGCTGAATATATTTTAAAAATTAATAGAATCGTATGTGCAAATGTTGATGGTACAACGGCATATGATTTAAATTTATTGGTTTCTGGTATGGGATCAGGCACAACAGGAATTACAACAACAGGGGCTGATTCCGATGTTTATTTAGCAAAAACAATTTCAGTTCCAGCTGACTCTGCATTAGTTGTATTAGACACTCCCATTTATTTAATGGAAGGCGATATTTTAAAAGGTGGTGGATCAACTGTTAATAAACTAGACTTATTCATATCATACGAAACGCTAATCGATTAGGAGGTTTATATTATGGCACATTTCGCAGAATTAGATGGCAGTAACATAGTAAAAAGAGTGATCGTTGTTGGCAACGATGTTTCAACATCAGATGGGCCTTTAGGAACACATGACATGCACGTTGATGGTGAAGCATGGTGTGTTGATTTCTTCAAAGGTGGAAATTGGAAGCAGACTTCTTATAATCACAATTTTAGAAAACAATATTGCGGCAAAGGTTATACTTTTGATTCTGCAAAAGACAAATTTATTTCACCTCAGCCCCATGATTCGTGGGCATTGGATGGAAATGATGACTGGCAAGCACCAGTTACTTATCCAACTGATACTGAAGATAAATATATAAGTTGGGATGAAGATAATCAAAAGTGGACAGCAACAGGAAGAGCTGATCCAACTACTAATTTCAATTGGGATGCATCAGCTCTAGCTTGGGTATCCGAATAAGGAGACTCAAATGGCACAGCCAGCAGGTTCAGTAAACGGCGGCATAATCGGAGTAACTAATAACACTTCATTCGGTAGAGGCGTAACTACATCAATCACAGCAACAGGCGCAAGTACATTTACAACTCAAGCAGGAACTACACTTCTTAATTATTCAATAGTCGCTGGTGGCGGAGGCGGTGGCGGACGATATTATGCAGGTGGAGGTGGAGCAGGCGGAATGCTGTCGGGCACATGTGTGTCAGTTTGTACAGCAACAGGCTATCCTGTCACAATAGGTGCAGGAGGAGCTAAAGGTGGAAATAGTGCACAAGGCACTACTGGAACTGATTCAACTGGATTTTGTATTACATCTTGTGGAGGTGGTGGTGGAGGAACTGATGGACCTGGTACTCCTGGTAGTAGAGCTGACGGACTCCCAGGTGGGTCTGGCGGAGGTGCAACAGCAATCACGGGCTGTGGTGGAACAGGTGTAGCTTGTCAAGGAAATGACGGGGGTGATCAAACACAATCACCACCTCACCCTGACGCAGCAGGCGCAGGCGGTGGAGGCGCCGGAGCAGGTGGATCACCTAATCCTTCCCAATCAACAGGGGGAGCTGGAGGTGCTGGAGCAACAAGTCCAGTAAATTGTACACTTTATGCAGGCGGTGGCGGTGGTGGAGCTTGGAATTGTGGAACTGCAGCAGTGGGTGGACCAGGCGGTGGTGGAGCAGGAGGAGCAAATAATGTTTCTTGTGCTGTAGCTGGAACTGTAAATACTGGAGGCGGCGGTGGTGGTGCAAGCGGTTATTCAGGAAACTATTGTCTTGGTGGAGATGGTGGATCAGGAGTAATTATTACAAAAGAATTATGTAAAGCAAGTGGTATGTTTTCAATGGACACTCAATATCAAGCATCAGTAGCAGGAACATGGCCAAGATTTATGCCAACTTTTTCAGTAACTACTAAAGGTATATTTATGACAGGTGGCGGTGGTGGAACCGGAGCTTACCCATCTAATGGTGGTGGAGGTGGTGGAGGTGTAGTTCTTACACCTAACTCTCATTCTCTTACTTTATGTGGAACAGCAGGTGATGCTATTCCAATTACAGTTGGTGGAGGTGGAGCAGCAATTGGTTGGGGGTGTGCTTGCGTACCTACAAATGATGGAGACGACAGTCTTATAGGTGATTCAGGAGATTTAAATAAATTAATAGCCGTTGGTGGAGGAGGTGGTTCTTCCTTCGGAGATACACCAGCGCCAAATACAGCTAAAAATGGTCAAGACGGAGGTTCAGGTGGTGGAGGTTACGGACAAGATGGTGGTGTTGGCGGAGCTACAACTCAAGGATGTCAAGCAGGAGATTCAGGAACATATGGATATGGATTCGTTGGTGGTGATGGTACGGGACCCATTAGATCAGGTGGTGGTGGCGGTGGTGCTGGTGCTGTTGGACAAGATGGTCAACCAGGTGCTGGTGGAGCTGGTGGAGCTGGTAAAGACGTAACTCCAGTTATGGGAGCGTTAGGTACGCCTTTCTTTGGACCAACTAATGGAACTTTTGCAGGTGGTGGTGGAGCAACTGACTGTAATAATGCTGGTGGAGCAGCAGGATCAGGTGGTGCCTCTGCAGGTGCGCCAGGAGCGCCTCCTCAAGTATATAGACAAGCTTGTTCAGCTGATGCAAATACAGGTGGTGGAGCAGGTGCATCTTATGCAATAGGTGGACCAACTACTCCACCAACAGGTGGTGCAGCAGGTGGGCCTGGAAGAATAATAATAAATTTCCCTGATTCAGATACAGTGGCAGTTACTCCATGTGCTAACTCAGTTAATCCTTCCCCAGGTTCTACAAAAACTGCAGTCTTTACTGTTACTGGAACAGTCACAGTTACCTAATTCTCTTTACTTTCTATTTAAATTAAGATAAAATATATGTATAAAGACATATGAACCTACAGAATCAGTATTGGTATTTTCAGAAAGTTGTTCCAGATAGAATCTGTGATGAAATTATAAAATACGCAGTTTCCATTCAAGATCAAATGGCTGTCACCGGCGGATTTGGTGATCCCAAAAAATTAAACCAAAATCAAATTAAAGATTTAAAGAAGAAAAGAGATTCAAATATTGTTTGGCTAAGCGATCGTTGGGTCTATAAAGAAATCCAGCCTTATGTTCACCAAGCAAATAATAGTGCGGGCTGGAATTTTCAGTGGGACTATTCAGAAAACTGTCAGTTTACAAAATATAATAAAGGCCAATATTATGATTGGCATTGTGACGGCTGGGCTGGAGTTTATAACCAACCTAATACACCTTCTCATGGAAAAATTAGAAAGCTTTCCGTTACTGTGTCTTTATCTGATGACAAAGAATATAAAGGCGGAGACTTTGAAGTAGATTTTAGAAACAAGGATCCTGATAAAAAGCCTAACACCAAGGTTGTAAAAGAAATTAGACCTAAAGGATCTATCATCGTATTTCCGTCCGATTTATGGCATAGAGTAAAACCAATAATCAAAGGTATAAGATACAGTCTAGTGATATGGAATTTAGGCTGGCCATTTAAATGAAGAAGAAAAAAAGTCAGAAAGAACTTGACAAAGTTTCATGTGGTTCCGCCACTCAATTTCCTCAACAATTGAATAGAGAAAATTATTTTCAATGCCCAATATGGTTTGCCGATGCTCCTCAATTTGTTGATGATTTAAACAAGGCTTCAGATAAATATATTGAGACAGCCAAGAAAAATTTAAAAAAAGACATAGATAAAAGAAATAAAAAGTTCGGGAACAGAGGAGACATGGGCCATGTTTTTCATTCAACTCCTCTTGTTGGAGACCCTAATTTTTCACCATTACAAAATTATATCGGTGCCACAGCCCATAATCTATTAGTTGAAATGGGTTTTAGCATGGACAATCATCAATTATTTACCACAGAAATGTGGGTACAGGAATTTGCTAAGAAAGGAGCAGGTCAACATAGTTTACACACCCATTGGAATGGTCACATCTCTGGGTTTTATTTTTTAAAAGCTAGTGAAAAAACATCTAGACCAATATTTGAAGACCCGAGATCAGGGAACATGATGAATCTTTTACCTCAGAAAGATGCAGCTAAAATAACTTATGCTAGCCATCAAGTTAATTATGAAGTAAAACCTGGAAGAATGATTTTCTTTCCATCTTATATGCCCCATATGTACACGGTTGATATGGGTTATGAACCATTTAGATTCATTCATTGGAACTGTCAGGCCATACCCAAAGGAGTATTAAATGTCCAAAAAAAATAAAGTAGTTAATATTATTAAACTAAAGGACATAGATCCAGTTCGGGCTGCGCACATTCATGCAACGCTAGGGCAACACCCGAGGAAACGCAATGCAGATTTTGTTGAAACTTTAATAGATCATAAATTAAAGAAAGGAAAAAATGTCATTCAAAAAAAATAAATATAAAGTATTAAGAGGAGCAATATCAAAAGAACTAGCATCTTTTGTTTACTCTTATTTTTTAAAGAAAAAACAAGTCGCTCGATTTTTATTTGATCAAAAATATATCTCACCCTTTACAACATATTGGGGAGTATGGACCGATGAACAGATTCCTAATACCTATTCTCATTATGGAGACACAGCAATGGAAACATTGCTAGAAGCTTTAAGAGCAAAGATGGAAAAAGAGACGGAGTATAAGTTAAATGAAACCTATGCCTATGCCAGAATTTATAAGACTGGAGACGTTCTTCATCGGCATAAGGATCGATATTCATGCGAAGTTTCTACTACTTTACATTTAGGAGGAGACCCATGGCCTCTCTATTTAGATCCCACAGGTAAAAAAGGTCAAGCCGGTATCAAAATAGAACTGGAACCAGGGGATATGTTAATTTATTCTGGATGTGATATTGAGCATTGGCGTGAAGCTTTCTCTGGTAAAGATTGTGCACAAGTATTCTTGCATTACAACAATGCTAAAAAGAAAGCCGCTAAAACAAACAAGTTCGATGGACGTCCTTTCTTGGGACTTCCTGCGTGGTTTAAAGGCTTTACACTTCCTAAAAAATAGTTTATATAATAAAACTGGTGGGGGAAAATGCCACCACAGTTTCCCCTGCTTTAAATCTGTTGATTATCCCTAAAATCTGCTATAGTTATAAAAAGGATTTTTATGCTACAAAAAATAGAATTTTTACCTGGTTTCAACAAACAAGTTACTCCCACAGGAGCTGAAG